AGCACCATTGAACAATGGTCTACCGTCAATAACGGGAGCATCTACGTTCAAATCAGGTGATGGCTCTAACTTACTAGCTACAGACCACGCGACTATCGCTGGAACTGTATCTAATACTTTAGCAACTCAAGCTGACTTAAACGAAACTTCATTAGAACAAGCATTGATTGATATCGCTGCTATGACTGATGAGAGAGGTTTAAGAATTGCAGCTAAAGGAGTTAAAATGATAATTCCTTCTGCAAATCAGTTCAACGCTGAAAGACTTATGAAGTCACAGGGTAGAACTCAGACAGCTGATAATGACATCAATGCAATCAACAGTATGGGAATGATTCCTCAAGGTTATAGAATAAATCATTTCTTAACTGACCCTGATTCATTTTACATTATCACGGACGTTCCAAATGGTATGAAACACTTTGAAAGAACTCCATTGACAACTTCAATGGAAGGTGATTTTAATACTGGTAACGTAAGATACAAAGCTAGAGAAAGATACGTCTTCGGCGTATCTGACTATAGAGGTATCTTCGGTTGCGAAGGTGCGTAATCTAAACTAATTTTGTGGCGGTCTAAAAACCGCCACAATCTCAAAATAATGGTGAGAAACATGAGAAAATTTCTAGTAAATATATATGCATATCAACATCACGCAGAATTCGAAGTTCTGGCTGAAGACAATGTAGAATCTATTGAAAATTCAATAGTTGACAAGTTGGGAGAAAAGAGTATAAAGTGGGAGTATCTTGGAGAAATGAACGATCCCAGGGTAAAACGAATAACCTATGAGGAGGTTATAAATGGAGATGCAAACACATCTGACAGACCTTTACAAACAGAAAAAGGTACTGGATCTAGAATGGGAGCAGGAGCATCTTAGTGAGGGTAGATATACTCTCAATATGGTTAGAATTGACAGAAAAGTCAGAGAAGTTCTAAGTCATATTAAAATGGCAGAAGCAAGAAAAGCGCATCTGCAAAATAAGATAGACGAAGCTGCCCCACAAGTTTCTGTAGCTACTTAATAAAAAGCTACATCGTTGGAAAAAACCAATCCACATTACAGGCTCTCTTGCGCTCTAGTTAAATCTAGTATATAGTTTTATTACTATACAATTAATTAGAATACTGACGCGTATAGTCGACGGCCTAGAGACAGTATTCAGAAAACTAGGAGGATATAATTATGGCAAACACTACTTTTAATGGTCCAGTTCGTTCGGAGAATGGATTTGACTTAGTAAAGTTTAACGCAACAACTGGTGCAACAATTACTGATATTGGTTTAGAAGTATTTGAACAATCTGTTACAGTCGCAAATGGTGCAACTACAGGAACTTCAACTGCTACAATGCCAACTAACTTTATTGTGCTTTCAGCAGTCGTAGTTGTAACTACAGCCGCAACAAATGGAGTTTATTTGACGGACGTAGGAACAGCAACTGACCCTGATGCATATTTAGATGGTATGGGCACAGTTATTGCTATTAACTCTGCAGGATTCAAAGGACACTTTGCATCGAACGGAGCAGGTGGTATCGTTGCTCTTGGTGGAGCTACAGCAGCAGCTACAGCAGCACCAGCTACTTTAACACTTACTGTTAATTCAGACCCAGGAAGCGATACAGTTTTCAAAGTAAAATTACTTGGATTCTCTTCAACTTCTGATACTGAGTAATAAATAAATTAGTGTGGGCTTCGGCCCACACAAATTTTAAGGAGAAAATATATGTCATCTATTTCAAAAGTTAGACAAAGCATAGTTTTAACTACGAGCGGACAGCTTCAAAAATTAAACACCAGCACTGGTGCTGCAATGAATATTACTAAAGCTCAAGTTATGACTGTTTATGGACAATCTTCAAATTCAGATGCTGAAATAAAAATTTATAATGAAATTGGTTCTGGTGCTACAGGAAAAAAATTAATTTTTCATGGTAAGTTTGGAACAGCAGCTAATGAAGTTCAAGAGTTTAAATTACCGGGTGTTGGTATTTATGCTGACACTGGTTGTTATGTTGTTTTGACTAATGTTGATTTTTGTTACGTAGTTGGAACATTTTAAGGGAGTAACTAATGGCGAACACATCATCCTCGTCTTACTCTTTTGATCAAGATTTTTCTATTGATGAAATTATTGCTGACGCTTACGAACGTATTGGTTTAGTAGGATCAGCAGGTCATCAAATTAAAACTGCTAGAAGATCACTTAACATTCTTTTTCAAGAATGGGGCAACCGAGGAATACATTTTTGGGAAGTTGGAAATACTAATATTAATTTAGTAGAAGGATCGTCAAGTAATATTGATGCCACTGCTGAAGGATCTGGTATTTATACTTTTTATAGAAATTCTACTGATATACCTGGAGGTGGAGAACCACCACAAGCAACAACTGTGCCTACTGCAAGCATTTACGGTATTACAGATATTTTAAATTGTTCATATAGACAAAATTATAATAACAATAACCAATCAGACATTGGTTTAACAAAAGTTGCTAGAGATTCATATGCTGGAACAGCAAACAAAACTTCACTTGGAACACCATCACAATTTTGGGTTCAAAGATTTATTGATAAAGTTACAATAACTATTTACCCCTTACCCAACTCAACAGCAGCTAGTAATTTTTTAAATGTTTATTATGTAAAAAGAATTCAAGACGCAGGAGCTTACACTAATGCAAGTGATGCTCCTTATAGATTTATACCTTGTATGGTAGCTGGATTAGCATTTTATTTGTCTCAAAAATTTGCACCACAAAGAACACAAGAAATGAAATTATTATATGAAGATGAATTAGCAAGAGCATTAGCGGAGGATGGATCAGCGGCAAGTACGTATATTACACCGAAAACTTATTATCCAAATATATAATGACTATTATAACTAAAGGAATGGGAGCCATCTTAAAAAAATCTTTAGGAACATATAAAAAAGGAAAAAAAGTTAAAGCAATTTCTTATCCTAAAGATAGCACTAAATTTATGAGACAATCTTTTAGAAATAGATTAGAAACTCCAAGAGGACCTGGTAAAGGAAAACAAGGACCTAGATCTAAATCAGAAAAGATAGTTTCTTTTGATACAAAAAAAGTTTACGTAAAGGATTAAAATGACTATTATAACTAAAGGAATGGGAGCTATAATTAAAAAACTTAGACCTGTAGGAAAAAAAGCAAGAAAAGAAAGACTTGAATATTTAAAAGGTCAAAGAAATATTTATAAAAAAGATCCTACTGGAAAAAAAGATAAAATTATAAAATCTATGAATGAAAATTTAAAAAAGAAAAAACGTAGTGCTAGTCCATCCGAGGTTGATCATTACAACAAAGTAATGACATCAGATTTTGAAAAAAAGACAGGGCCTTTTTTCGATAAAAAAGGTAAAAAATAATGGCAAGATTTTCTAAAGGTAGAAGAGCACTTGCAATATCAGATAGATCGGGTGCAGCATTTCCTTATGATGAAATGGTGCAAGAATGGACTGGTGCATGGGTGCATCAATCTGAGTTTGAACCTAAACAACCACAATTACAACCTAGACCGGTAGCAGCAGATCCACAAGCTTTAAAACATGCACGACCAGCAAGAACAGAATTTCCTGTTAGAGATTTATTACCTAATAATCCATTTACAGTTACAGGTGGATCTCCAACAGTTAATTTTAGCACGGGAGATGCAAAAATAAATGAAGGTTATGTTTCCACTACGTATGCAAGATTTCAATCTGTTAAAGAAATAGTTGGAGGAGTTGCTATTTCTACTTTACAGTTAGAAACTACATTAAACGGAAACATAAGTAATTCTGCCACAACAATTGTTTTAACAGATGCAACTGAGTTTCCAACTTCTGGTTTTATTATGATAGAAAAAATTGATACTACTCCAAACACAACTAATTATGGAAAATATTTAAATGAAGTAATTCAATACACAGGTAAAGCTGGTAACAATTTGACAGGATGTACACGTGGAACATCTGCTCCTTTTAGAGGTGTGACTCCAGCTAGCACTGCAGCAACAAGTCATGATTCAGGAGCAAAAGTTTATGGAAGTTATTTATTAACTCCTCAAGCAACTAATAATGTTCCTACAGGATCACAACCAACAACGGTTACAAAATATTACAGTATAAATTTTACTTTAGTATCAAATGCAAGTACAACAGCAACTGGAGGCGGTTTTCAATGTACAATTGGACCGGTTAATGATAGAGCTTAATTATGGCATATAGTTATTCAGATTTAACAACAGATATTAGAAACTACACAGAAGTAGATAGTAATGTTCTTACTGCTGCTATTATAAATGGATTTCTTCGTAATGCTGAACATAGAATTAATTTAGATTGTCCAATGGATTCTGATAGAGTCCAAGCAGAAGCACAATTTGCAACAGATTTTAATACTATTACAATGCCAACAGGAACATTGTTTGTTAGAGGTATAGCGGTATATAATTCTACTACTGCTGTAACTT